TAAGGATTAATTTAATGGCAGAAAAACGATTTGCTATTGTTAAAGAAGGAATTGTTGAAAATGTAATTATGGCCAAATCTGGATATACTCCAGAAGAAGGATTGTTGGTTGTGGAATCTGATAATGCTAATATAGGTGATGAATATGATAGTAAAAAGAAAAAGTTTGATATACGTTCTCAAGAATCATCTGTTAATCTTAGGGAACAAGTTTTGAATGTAGGTCAATCATATATTGATCAAGGGACAAAAGTAATTATTGATGATCATGAAATAGAAGTAAATAAATTCAATTTGTTTAATTTATTGCCTCTTGTTCAATATTTACAATCATATCCAGATGAACATGTATTTTGGATTGATTCTCCTGGTGCTGAAGTTTATTCTTTTAAGGCTTCTCAAATCAGTGAATTATTCAATTCATATATTAAGTATACACAAAGTATAAAAGAAATAACAGCTAAATTATTAATACATGTTAAAAATAAAAAGATTACAACCTTTCAGGAGATTGTCGAATTTAAGGAATGGCCTCCTAAATTAAGAATAATGGGAAGAAGGTAGTGGCAAGTTTAACTATTTATCAATATGTAGAAAATGCTCAGACTTATATTGATCGTTTAGTCGGAAAGGGCAATACATCTTACATTTGGGTAGGAAAGCCTAATCCTTGGCTTGATGATGAAACTCCTCGGTCCTATAATGATGCATTTATTCCGATCACGGACCTTTCGGTTCAGCAATCTGAGGGGTCGATCTATAAGGACCTCGTTTTTGGTAAGCTTATCACAAATAATGATGTTGTGTTAATGGCTCCTCGTTATAATTGGGCATTTAATACAGTTTATGCTCGTTATGAATATTCAGATAGTAATCTTTATGCTAAGAATTTCTATGTTGTTACGGATACCATGGAAGTTTATAAATGCATCGATAATAATTATGGTGGTCCTTCTTTAATTAAGCCACAAATTACTTCACAGAAAGGTGTATTTTTCACGGGTGATGGTTATGTATGGAAATATATGTACACAGTGCCGCCAAATATTGATGCTAAATTTTCTCTTGCTGATTATATACCTGTCGTTTCTAATACTATCGTAGAGGCAAATGCTGTTCCTGGAACTGTTGATGTCATCTCCATGACATCTTATGGTAATAATTATCAGGCTTTTTATTCTGGATTCTTAGAAAGTGCCATTAGCAGTACAATTGTTGGTCTGGATCAAATGGCCTCTCCTTATTCTAATTTTTATGTTGGTTCTTCAATTTATTTGAAGTCTGGTCTTGGTTCGGGCCAACTTCGTAAGATCGTTCAGTATGATGGTTTAAGTAAGCTTATTCAGGTTGATGAACCTTTTGATAGTTATGTTGTTGTTGATTTGTCTGATATTACTGGGTCTTTTAATGTAGGTGATGTTGTTACTCAAAATATTGATAATCTTGGAATTTATTATTATACTGGTCTATTTCAGGTTGGTGATTCTGTTGTTCAATCCGAAACTGGAGCCAGTGGAGATATCGTTACTTCCAATTCAATAAATCTTGGCGTCATTAGAGGTTCAACTGCACCATTTTCTTTAGGGTATCCAATTTATAATACTTCCCAGAGTGGAACTTTGAAGCCTGGAACAGTTTCTTGTACTCCATTCACTTATCTGGATGCTTTATCTAATACAGGGGCCTTTACGGTAGGAGAAACGATTTATCAAAGTAATGGGTCCGCAAATGTTGGAATTGGTACTCTTTTCACTACTCAAACTCTAGCCAATACCTCTCTTTCATTTAATCCGGCCTCAGCCGTTGGATCGAATTTCATCACACTTTCGGCTTTTTCTAGTCCATTTAAGATTGGTCAACAGCTTAAATATTCTGTTACGGGGGGAAACACAGCCGTTTTTGGTCTTTCAAATGGAACAACTTATTATGTTTCTTATGCAACACCAGCCGGTGTGAAGCTTGCCAGTACCTTTGGAGGAGCCAATCTAACTCTTACGACATCGAGGTCAGAGACCTTTAATCCAAATACGGGTATTACAGGGTCAACGAATACTTTCATTCATATAACTAGTAATTTGTTCACGAATGGTCAAGTTCTTTCTTATATAGTGTCTTCTGGTAATACGGCTCCGATAGGGTTGTTAAATGGTGCTTCTTATTATGCTGTTAATGCTAATTCTACAGGTCTATCTTTGACGACAACTTATGGTGGTCCTGCTATTCCTGTAACTCCTACTACTCATAATGAGACTGGTCACACTCTTACTTTCTACATACCATCCGAAGTTGGTCATTCTTTAACCTACGTCTCTCAACAGCTAGTTGTGGCACAGGTTAATGGAGCTTTTTCTAATCTTGCTCAAATTAAAGGGGCCACGTCTTCTTCAAATGCTTATTCAACCGTGAATACAAGCATTTTAAGTAATACGGGTCTTAATTATGTGTTTTCAACCAATCCAGGGACAACTAATTTTGTGAGTAATTTTTCAGCTGCTGTGAATACTTATGTTAGAATCGGGGCTAATACAGTTTTGAATATTCGTAGGGTTACTGCTGTTAATAGTACTTGCCTGACCATGGATACTCCTTTAGCAACTTCAGCCATTGCTAATGTTTATTATTCTATGCCATATGCTGCTGGGATTCTTTCTCATACGGTAACTTCAACTAATGGATATATTTCGAATACGAATCTTACGAGTGTGGAAATCAACTTCTCTAATACGGCAATCTCAGGTGGTCTTTTCATCCTTGGTGAAAAAGTTGAGATGGTGAATAGTCAGAAAATTCAACAGGGAATTTATGGTACAGTTGCTCATTGTAATTCATCGACTGTAATTCTATCAGAGGTTGTAGGGTCATTTAATGCGGATATGTGGTTAAGTGGTAGTTCTTCTCTTCAATCGGCCAAGATACAATCCATTCAAAGTTTTCCAACGATCACTGTTTCTTCGACATTTGCTCCAAGTAAAGTTGGTCAGCAGATATTTTCAAGAAGTCCGGTTAATTTTAGTATTATAAATGGTCAGGCAAATGTTGTTTCTATTCAAATGGTTCCCTCTCAATTAACTGAATATGTTATATCACCCACGGTTACGGTTTTAGGGGATGGGTATGGAGCTTTAGCATATTCAATGGTTAATACAAATCCTTCTGTTTCTTCTTCGCTTGCCAATATTGTTGTTATTAATAGTGGAGCTTCTTATTCATGGGCAAATGTGGAAATTACATCCAATTTATCTTGGGGTTCTGGTGCTACAGCAATGGCTGGTATTTCTCCTGTTCAAGGTCATGGCTCTAATGCTTATGTTGAACTTGGGTCTCGTTATGTTAATATTACTATGAATATATCCAATTCTTCCATGGAAGATTATGCCTTTCCGGCCTTTGGAAGCTATAGAAGACTTGGTATTATAGAGAAGCCTTTATATAATGATGTCTATACAGAAATTGCTTCCTTTGATCGGGCCGTGTTGAGTACAAATACTGTGAGTGCCAATGGATGGACAAAGGGAGAAGTCATTTATCAACCTAATACTTCGGCCTCTGGGCTTGTTGTCTTTTCTAATGCAACTTACCTGGAATTAAGCAACGTGAAGGGGACTTTTTCTGCCAATGGTAGGTATGCCAATGGTTCTTCATCCAATGATAATATTCTTGGTCTGTTCTCAAGAAGTACGGGTAATGTGTCGGCAGCTCATACTTCGGTGTTCTTTGGTGGGGGTCTTCCGGTCTATCAGGTCAATACGGGGGCTTCGGCTACTTTAGTGTCTGTGGTGTCCTCTAATACATTGCAGCTTTCAAATGTACAGGGAAGCTTTAAGAGTAATGATATGTTATATTGCCCAACGACAAATTCTTATGGGATAGTCAATGGAATCTTCATTGCTAATGGCACACTCAATATCACGGAGATATTCGGAGAATCTTTCAATCAGACTTTAAGGTTCCCTCTTACGGCCAATGTTTCCTTCTTTGAGATGTATGAATATGTGACTCAGGATATAAGTGGTGCCACGGGACAAGTTGTTGGTGGATGTGCTAAAATTCCTTCGGGTGTTGGTGGTACGGTTGGTAATGATGTGGATATCATCTTTTCAGGTGCTTCGGGTGAATTTGTTGAGGGAACTCCGGTCACACAGGGTGATGCCTCTGGAATTGTACTCTTTGCCAATAATACTTATTTGAGACTTATCTCTGTGACTGGCTCTTTTATTGAGAATGAAACTATCACAGATCAAGTTGGAGGTGCAACTGCTTTAATTACCTCAGTGTTTCCAGTTTTGTTACTAAATAATATTAATGGGGAATTTAGTTCTGGAGTTCTGTCAGGTAATCTGACTGGTTCTAATACGAATTCGTATGGTCGAAACGATCTAAATAATGTCGTCACATATCCAAGTTTGGTCGATTTATCTGGTTCGGTCACTTACCTCGAAAACTTATCTCCATTTCAGCTTTCGAATACGACACAAGAAAAGGTCTCTGTTCTGATTCAATTTTAAAGGAAGTAAATGATACATCTTTATGTTAAAACTCATAATGTAACTGGATTAAAGTATTTTGGGAAGACAACGAGGGATGATCCTTATTCTTATAAGGGATCGGGAAAATATTGGAAATTACATTTGAAAGTTCATGGTGTTAATTTTAGCACTGAAATTATTGACAGTTTTGAAGATTTAGAGGAATGTAAGAGAGTAGCATTAGAATTTTCAGAAACAAATAATATAGCGAAATCTGATAAATGGGCTAATCTTAGACCAGAAAATGTAACTGGTGGCTGGGAAGAAGGTATGGCTTCATTTTTGGGGCAAAAACATTCAGAAGAAAGTAGAAAGAAGATGAGTATTGCTGCAATGGGAAATACTAAATGGTTAGGGAAAAAACCTTCTGAAGAAACTATACAAAAAAGAGTTGCTAAGACTAGAGGAAAAAAAAGAACTGAAGAAAGTAGAAAAAGGATGAGTGTTGCTGCAAAAATTCGTTGGGCAAAAAGGGAAGCTGTGTGATGCCTAATATAAATTTCTCGCAGGCACCTTATTTTGATGATTTCAAATCAACTGATCAGTTTAATCGGGTTCTTTTTCGTCCCGCCGTGGCCGTGCAAACACGGGAACTTAATGAACTCCAGTCTATTCTTCAAGATCAGATTAACAAGTTTGGTCGTAATATTTTCAAGGACGGTTCTGTTGTTGAGGGTTGCCCCTTTTCATTCGATAATAGATATGCCTTTGTTAAGATCAATGATAATTATGCAAATGGCACGGTATTTACAATTTCAAACTTTAAAGATTATTTTTTAGTTAATGAAAATGGACTGAAGGCCGTTATTGTTAATACGTCTCAGGGTTATCAGTCTCAGGACCCTTTTACGAATGTTCTTTATATCAAATATCTCAATGCAACGACATTCTCAAATGGTGTTCAACAAACTGTTTTTAGCAATTCTGAGGTACTTACTCTTCAAACAGGAGAAGAAATTCCTTTAGGTAATGTTGTCGTTTTTACTCCTAATACAGCCAATCCAAACTCTGTGGCTACTGGTCTGGCTTATGCTCTTACGGTCGGTAGTGGGA